AAGGGATATATTATCCCTATCGACCATGAAGAAGGAGTTAACCTATCGAAATCTTGTGTCTCTGCAATTCTTTCGAAAATACCACTACTATATACATTAAACAAAAAGGATCTGTTATACCACTTCAATTTACAGGGAGCAATAGATCTATCACTGTTATATTCAATGACTAAGTACGATAGATTAGAGTATAGTAAGGAAATTAACAATAACCTCTATTCAAGGTACAGAACAATTGATGATATTAACAGAATCATACCAATTGCTAAATTACACGAATCCTGTGAGGATACATACAATTCAGTTAAACACGTAATAGGGTTTGATATACCAAAAGGGTTTGATTTTTATAATAAAACCGCTACTAATGTATTTTACTTAATAGAACAACCGGGTATAGGAGTAAATTATGAAGATTACATTAAATTATTTACACCAAGGGACCCTAAATACAACACACTTAATAAATCAGTACTAACTTCATACAATTTATATAATGCTACATCTAGACCTACTAATGCTTTTAATAGCGTTAATTTCGCTGCAATACCAAAATCTGAAGAACACAGGAAATCTTTCAGACCTAAAAATAACCGATTTGTTGAGCTTGATTTTGACGGTTATCACTTGCGTCTACTTTGTAATCAGATTAACTACAAGTTAACAGCAGAATCAGCCCACAAACAACTTGCTGAATTTTATTACGGAACTAAAGATATTACTGATGAACAGTATATACAGGCAAAACAGATTAATTTTCAAGCAATATACGGTAAAATACCAGAAGAGCATAAAAATTTAGAAATATTTATTAAAGTACAAGAGTACATAGATACTCTTTGGGCTACATATGAAAAAGATGGAGTTGTATATAATCCTCAATCAGGAAAGCCGTTTACTAAAGCATTAAAAGAGATGCATCCAGCAAAGTTAATGAACTATATGATGCAATCGTTGGAGACCTCAAATAATATTACTATATTAAAAGAAGTACTTAGGTATTTAGATAATAAGAAAAGTGAACTAGTGTTATATATCTATGACGCTTTAATTATCGACTTAAGTGATGATGATGGAGAACATATAATAAGTGAATTGCAGTCTATTTTAGAATGCAACTCGTTATACCCCGTTAAATTTAAGTATTCAAACAGTTTAGTTTTATAAAGTAACTCATATTTATATTAGAATGATAGACATTCAAGACACGAACACATTTAGCTACGATTTCGAGCCTATTAGGATAAACGACGATATGAGTAACAAATTATTTTGCACATTTTCTACAGAGCAAAATCTAGATTCAACTCTCACGCAAATACAGGAAAAATATAAGATCATTTACAACAAGATCTTTATACTGTATGCAAAGAGTCAAGATGAATACATCTGTACGTATAATGTAGACTTTGGTAATATTTCTAATTTTTTAGAGAATACTATCCTAGTACACAGAAAGAAAGAATCTAATACATTATATACAATTAATGCATTGAATACACTAATTAAAGAGTTAAATGGAGGAGTAGCAGACAATACTTTCCGAGTTAATTGGCCAGACTTCAAAAACTGTATACTTTTAACCAAAGGAGACGAATTAAAAAGGATAAATACTAAACTTTATAAGATATTAGAGTTGTAAGTTCGAAAAATTATTCTTATATTATAGAATAATAGGTTATTAATTAAATGTTATATATATGGATTTAAATGCAATCAAGGCTAAACTAGATGCCTTAAACTCAAATGGTCAGGAGAGAGAAAAAACTGACTACACCAAAATCTTTTGGAAACCTGAATTAGGAAAACAGACAGTTCGTCTGCTTCCATCATTTTTTGATCCGGCAATGCCATTCAAAGAAATGAAATTTCACTATGGAGTAGGAGAACGACCTATGGTAGCTCTATCTAACTTCGGTAAACAAGACCCTATTGAAGAGTTCGTAAATGAATTAAAAAAGACTTCTGATAGAGACAATTGGTCTTTAGCTGGTAAACTTAACCCTAAAACAAGAGTATTTGCTCCTGTTATAGTAAGAGGTCAAGAAGACCAAGGAGTAAGACTATGGGGATTCGGAGTTACTATTCAGAAAGCTCTATACTCTCTAATTGCTGATGAAGATATCGGTGATATTACGGACGTGATTAACGGATGGGATTTAGTAGTAGAACAAGTACAAGGTAACCCTTACCCACAGACTACTGTTCGTATTAAACCTAAGCAAACTGCTTTATCCGATAATAATACTTTAGTAGAAGCATGGTTAAAAGAACAACCAGATCCTATGGAGGTTCATAAACCTATGGCATACGACTTTGTAAAGAAGCAATTACAGAAATATCTTGATCCATCTGCAGAGATAGAATCAGATGCTCCTGCTGCTACTCCTGGAGTTGTACCTGCACCTACTACTACTGATTTTTCTTTAGAGACAGCTCAATCGCAAGGATCAACAAAAGCAGAAAAGTTTACAGATTTATTTAACGAGTAAAAAACAATAAATGGCAAAGAAAAAGGAAGTCCAAGAAGCCGCGAGTGCGGCTGTCAAGAAAAATTTTAATCTTGGTAATTTTAAAAAGAAGAAAGGATTCTCAAATGCATCCGTAAAATTTAAGGAGCAAGGTTGGATTCCCTTGTCTAAGGCATTTCAAGATATTACTTCACTACCTGGTATTCCAACAGGACATATAACTTTATTAAGAGGACATAGTGATACTGGAAAAACTACCGCGTTATTAGAAGCAGCAGTAAATGCTCAAAAAGCAGGTATTCTACCAGTATTCATTATATCTGAGATGAAATGGTCTTGGGATCATGCTAAAGAGATGGGATTAGAGTTCGATGAGGTAACCGATAAAAACGGTACCGTAACGGATTACGAAGGTCATTTTTTATATGCAGATAGAGGTTCGTTAAATTCTATTGAAGAAGTAGCGGTATATATGGCTGACTTAATGGATGAACAAGCAAAAGGTAACTTACCATATGATATGTGCTTCTTCTGGGATTCAATCGGATCTATACCTTGTGATTTATCAATTCGTTCTAATAAGAATAATAATGAATGGAATGCAGGAGCAATGTCTACTCAATTCGGTAATAACCTAAATCAAAAGATTCTATTATCTAGAAAAGAAAACTCACCTTATACTAATACATTAGTTGCTATCAATAAGGTTTGGACAATGAAACCTGAGCATCCGATGGGACAGCCTAAATTACAGAACAAAGGAGGTATGTCCATGTGGTATGACGCTACTTTAGTTGTAACGTTTGGAAATATTACTAATCCAGGTACTTCTAAAATTAAAGCTGTAAAGAATGGCTTACAGGTAGAGTTTGCTAAAAGAACAAACATTCAGATAGAAAAAAACCATATAGGTGGCGTACAATCAAGAGGTAGAGTTGTAATGACTTCACATGGTTTTATCGAAGATGATAAAAAAGCAATAGATAAATATAGAGATGCACATAAAGATCACTGGCTAAAATTAGTAGGTACTATAGATTTCGACTTAATAGAAGAGGGAGACCTTGAAGAAGAAAGAATCACACCTAATATTTTAGATTAATGGCAAACTATAGTAATATACTTAATAACTTAAAAGAGACCCCGCCCCGAGAAGTGAACGACCACATTTTAGTGATCGATGCTATGAATATGTTAATTCGTAGTTTTTCTCTTCTTAAGGCAATGAATCCATCAGGCCACCATATAGGAGGTCTGGTTGGCTTCTTGCGTTCTCTTGGTTACGTTACACGTACTTTTGATCCTACAAGAGTTGTAATAGTATGGGATGGAAAAGGAGGATCAGGTAATAGGAAAAATATTGATCCTAACTATAAAGCTAATCGAGCTACTAATAGGATAACACATTGGGGGTTATATGATACTAAAGCTGAAGAAACAGAAGCATTAATAGCACAGCTTTATAGGACTATGGACTATATAGAACACCTACCAGTCCAGCAAATTATACTTGACAAACTTGAAGCAGATGATATTATAGCCTATATAGGTAAACAAGCATCATTTTCTAATTCTAAAAAATTAACAATAGTATCTTCAGATAAAGATTTCCTACAACTTGTAGACGATACAGTAGAAGTATACTCTCCTATTAGAAAAGTACTGTTTACTAAGGATAATATAGCTGAAGAATTAAAAGTAGACGTTACCAACTACAACGTTGTAAAAGCTTTATTAGGTGATAATTCTGATAATTTAGCAGGAGTAAAAGGATTAGGGATAAAAACAATAATTAAAGAGTTCCCTAAATTAGTTACTGAACCTAATACTGGTTTAGAGTATGTTTACGAAGTCTGTGAAGGAAAATTAGACGGTAAAAAAATATTTCCTAAGATTATCACAGAATGGGATAGAGTTGAAACCAATTTTGAATTAATGGACTTGCATAAAACTGTACTTGACGATAAAGAAAAAGAGCATGTTATGGAGGTTATTAAAGCTCCCATTCCTACCCTGCGAGTAGGAGTATTTTTATCTTTACTAGAAATAGATAAGATAGAAGGTATAACTAAGAACACAGAAGGTTGGCTAGAAAATTTTAGAAGATTAACAACGGTAAATGAAAAAAGCAACAATAGTTAGCGGGTATTTTAACCCCATTCATAAAGGTCATTTAGAATTATTAGAGATTGCTAAAGGAGTAGGAGATATGCTAATAGTAATAGTTAACTCAGACTTGCAAAGGTATTTAAAAGGTTCTAAAGAATTTCAAAAAGAAGAAGAGCGCTTATTTATTGTTCAGAATATAAAGGCAGTAAATAATGCGATTATTTCTATTGATCTAGATAGAACTGTATGTGCGTCTATACGCACTCTTTTTGAAACCTATGGCGCAGAATACGATCTTGGTTTTGCCAATGGAGGCGATCAAAATAATAACTCTATACCAGAAGCCCCAATTTGCAAAGAATTAGAAATTCAATTAATAGATGGTCTTGGAGATAAGATTCAGTCTTCTTCTTGGTTCTTAAACAAAAAATAAAGAGTATGAAAATTGCAGTAGTAGGATCTGGATATGTAGGGTTGGTTTCAGGAACGTGTTTTGCGGAAATGGGAAACACGGTTACTTG